GCCGCATCCTCGTGAAAGTTTCCCCATTCGAGATATTTCGAATTAATTTCCTCGAATACACCTGTGCAGATCTGCGCCACTAGATTTGCCATATATGTGTTGCGCGTTTCACTGCCTTTTTTCGCCACGACTTTGCTCACATTTGAGGCCGAAATCACGCCGAGCTTTAAGATCTGCCACATCTCAGAGCCTTGCTGAGCATCGGCGATTGCAATGCCATAGCGTCGCTCAAAAAGATCATAGCGTTTTGAAATTTCGTTTAAGGTTTTCACTAGAACGACTCCAGATATGAATTCGCAATCTCTTTGACTCGCTTTAGTGTTTCATCATAATTTTCAATATTGTCCTTTAACAAAATCCCACCAGGCGCATTATATCTCAATTTCAAATCACTTGCTATGCCAGGGAAAACTGACTCTAACCGAGCAAAATTATCCGAATCAGCTTTTCGAAGAGCCGCTGCAATCAATGCTGCAAAAGGGATATCTCTCATTGCAATGTGTTTAGAGATTTCATAATCAATCAAATTAAGATCTCTCATTCTCCACTCCCATCTAATTCAGATCCAGGCGCGTCGTTTTTCAAAACTGGCTTTTCTTTTTGAACAACCTCACTCTCGACTTTATCGACGCTCTTTAACCCCTTTTTCTCGACAAATGTCGTTAACATTGAATTGGCTTGATTTATTTCCTGACTCGTTAGGTCATCGAGTGTCTTGACGTTTCGTTTGAATACTCTCATTGCATGATTCATGAATTCGTCTTCTGTGCGGCCTAATTGAGTCAATAAAGACCTAGCCTTATTCAAGGCACCTGAATCGAGCGTTTTGACTGTTTGATTTAATTCAATGACGTCGGTTTCGTTTGAAACGTCGATTGCCTTTTCGAGTCTCTGCCTTGTATTAGTCATTGGCCATGACTTATATGCTCGCTTGATAACTGTTTTCTTGATCATCTCACTTTCGTCAGTGACCCAAGGGTTTTTCTTCGCGTTATCCCTTAAATAAGCCTTCCAAGCCTCTGATCTATCTCGAATCGAATAAATCTCATCAATCGGCATCATTTCAATAATGAACTCCTCGTCATGAGTCTTTGCGACGCAATACGCACCTAAGACTGAGCCTCGATCTTTGAACGGGTTGAACTTATGCACTGGCTCCTTGCCCATTCCTTGATATTCGAAAAAATCACTCTCTTTGACTAATTCAGCTTTGACCCATTTGACCGAACCAATATCGACGGCCAATTGAATATATCCACGACAACTAATATCAAGGCAGATTTTCTTCATTCGAGGCACCAGATAGGCCAATTTACTGACAGGACTAAGGCTTAGTCCGATCGCTGCGACATTGATTATCGCTCGTTTAAAGCTATCTTGATCGCCCATAGCGACCGATGCCATGAATGGATTGCCCTTTAAAATATCCAAGGCAAAGGACGCCTCTCGTTTGAAATTCACCGCATTATGTATTTTCGCAAGCTCTGTGAATTCGGGTTCAATTCGCCCGACAATTTGTCTGATATTCTCGAATCTTTCTAAATCACTCATTTATTGCCTTCTCTTTCTTTTTTTCGGTCGATTGTTTCATGGCATCCGCTATGTGGTGCCTGATCATCGCTCCTGGTTTTTTTGTGTACTTGCCCTGACAAATCAATTCGCTCACTCTTGCCGAAACGCCTCTGACATAAAGCATCGCCACGGCTTCCCGATAGCCAATTCGTTTGGCCCATCTAAAAACCTCAGAATAATATTTTTCCATTTAATTCTCCTCGAAATAAGACGTATTAATACGCGCTTTTCGTGGAAAAGTTAATAGATTTGAACGATTGTTCCACGTGGAACAATCAAAATAATGACATTTGTCATCTTAATTGCGCGCGGCGTTAATTAATTAAAACGCCTTGAGAAATCCCAAAGGCCTCAGACTGCCATAATTTCTTTTTAAGTTCCTATTTTTCAGAAACACGCCATCACCGTCACGCTCGTTTGAATTGTCACTCGAGGTATTGCCCTCGATTGTTTGAACGACATCACTTGAAACAATATCGACCACGATACCGATATGACCTTGCCAGGTCGGTTTTCCCTCAGACCAACGCCTCCAAAGTATGAGACATCCGACTTCGGGTTTTTCAAGGCGAAATGATTCTGGATTGTTGAACCAGAAATTGCATACTGATTCACTCAAAACCAATCCGCTTGAATATTTGAAGTTCGGAATATCAATGGCCGATTTCATCACAGAACTCCAAGTTTTAAGACAGTATGAAACCAGAGCTGCGCACCACGCCTCACCACTAGCTTGACCGTCCACTGCTTTTTGAAACATGCGAACAAATTCGCCCTTATTGTTTCCACCGACTTCTCTCACGCCCTCAAATGTTTTTGCATAGGCCGCAAGCCCATTGTTTAAGATCTCGTTAAGGTCTTGTTGTGTCATTTTTTTTCTTCTCCTCTTCGATTCTAGTCCATTCGCCTGCAGCCGATTCGCCGTCTCTGTCAGAATTATAGGAAATAATGACGTCAGTGACACCTTGTCGCCTTAGACTCATGGCAAGGCTCACGGCTAACTCTCTCGATTCTTTGTCTGTTTTATTTTTCTCTAAGAACCATTCAATTCCTAGCAAAAGAATTCGACCAATTGACTGATTTCCTAGAACACTCGAAAAAAGAGTCAAAACGGCTTGAATCATTTCTCTAACCCCTAAAAGTTGTCAAAACCTCACTGGAACGTCAGTCACGCCATAGGTATGAATGCGAACACGCATCCGCTCGCCATTTGCGTGCTTTCTCTTTGAAACGAATTGATAAGCACAGAGACCTTGCGGCATCTTAAATTCAAACGTCTCACTCGGACTTGAGTCAAAAATCTTGCACTCGTCTCGCTGACTCAATGGCATCACAATGACTTTCTCTGGGAAAGTGAATTTCTGCACCAACTCCTCAGCACTCTGGCAAAACCCACGACCAACAAAATATCGAGTTTTCCCATTGCACTGCATTGACATTGATAAATCAAATTCAGGTCTAATATCTTGAAAATCAATGAAGCCGAAGCCGACTCGTCTTGATTTCTCCTCAAGTGCATAAATATGCATCGGACAGGATCTCGCGCTTTCCAGTTCATTCAAATTCGAATATTCATAAAGCACTGATTTATTGAACCAACTTAAATTTCCAGGCTTGTCGATCACGTCTTGTCTGTGGCAAGTCGTGATGATCAATCGATCAATTTTGTCACCAGGCGGTTCAATTTCTATTTTGTATTTATATTCCTTGGCGGCTTGCGGCATCCCGAAGCCGATGAACCAAAAATCATTGACTTTAAAGCGCAGATCATACAAGAATGATTTCACCGCTTGGGATTCCCCACTTTTCGGTAAACTCGAACAAGACATCAAAAAGAAAAAGACTAGAAAAAGTCTCATTTCAATTTCACTCCCTCAGTGGTGATAAATCTTAAAACGATGATGACGATGCCTAGAATGCTGCCCGCAATTGGCGGTTGAGTCTTGATCATGTCTTTGATAGGTCCTTCGACGATAGAAAGGACCACGACTCCAATCGCAGTCCAAAACGTCTTTGATTTCCAAATGGGTTTTTTCTCATCCATTTTTCTTTAACACTCCGACAAGTTCAGCAGTCGCCAAGATCCAAGATGTGGCAGCTTCGATTTTCCCCTCTAATACATCGTCACTGATATCGAATTCGGCAGATAACCTTTGAAGCATTTTTGCTTTTGAATCAGAGTCAACGGATTGGAGCTCTTTCAAAGCGAGTTCGGCACCTTCAATGGCAGTTGGCAATTTCAAGAGCGGTCCCATCAAGTATTGAATATCAGAGACGTCGATCTTGCCATCAAGCTTTGATTTGTCATAGGCCATATACAAAGCCAACGGAATTGATAGAATTTCGAATACATTTTCATATTTTGTGCTCATTGATTTTCCCCTCGTTTTGATTATTGATTCTTAACTAATCGCATTTCAATAACTGAGATCCGTGAATTTAGTCGTTCCATTTCTTTTTCGTGCCACTGAGTTTTCTCGATGATCGTCGCCATGCGCTCATTTAGTTGTTCAACCGATGACTTGATGTCTTGCAACACCTTTACACCATAAATGAGAATCCCAGAAATGAGTCCAGTGAAACCCCAAGTTAAAAACTCACTGAATTGCATGATCAATTGCCTGTCCGTTTTATAGTGAAATATGCATTTCCATCAATTGAAGTTGTCGTGTTATTGGTAGAGCGCAAGTCAATATATTCCCCAGCCAACAAATGAACCAAAGTTGACCCTGATAAAGACAACTGCAGAGTGGAACTACTCCAGTTTTGCCGATCTAAAATGTCAAAATTAGATCCATTTTTATACAAAACAAGTGTTTGTATTCCTCCGACGCCAATAGAAACGCTATTGAATTGAATGAAGGCACTCGCATCATAGTATCCCGAAACTGGTGCAGTAAATCTTGATGATGCGCCAGTCGTTAAAGCACCTGCAGTGTCATATTGTGCCGATGTGAATTCAACTAATGTTGTGCTGCTAGTGATTGATGTTGTCGAACCGCCAAGTTTAGCAACAATAGGTTCTACTGCATTTGAAGTTAAACTAACTAATCTTAAATTGCTACCTGCACTTGCCCA